ATGAACTATTGGTGGGCATCGGATTATCACTTTTCACATGCTAACATCATCCGGTATTGCGGGCGGCCGTTTGAGACGGTTGAGGAGATGAACGAGACCATCATCCGCAAGCATAATGAGCGGGTGAAGCCGGAGGATACTGTCTTCTTTCTCGGGGATTTCATATTTAAGGGCGGTAAGGAAGGCGGCGAGGAGAAATACAAGCATTTCGAAAAGAGGCTGAACGGTAAATTCATTTTTATCAAAGGCAATCACGACCGGCACAACAGCCTCAATACGATCATTTCGAAGGTTTATATTCACTACGGCTCAAAGGATATCTGTATGACGCACCGGGCCGAAGATGCGGACCCGAACGTACCATGGAATTTCTGCGGCCACGTTCATGAGAAATACAAGGTTAAACGTCTGAATGAGAATTCAATAATCGTGAATCTTTGTGTCGAGGTTTGGGACTATTATCCGGTCGCGTTTAAGCAGATCAGTTCCGTGATTGCAACATTTTTGAAGGAAGAGAAGAAGGGCGCAGTGAATTAAGATGAAGGCACTTGCTGAGACGGTTTTTATAGGCGAGATCGTGTTGCAATCAAAGATTGCAGAATTGTCTGCTAAACGTTTATCGGCTATCAAGGACAATTTCGATCAGATTGAAGTCTGGAGTTCAATTCAATCGATTCTCGTGGCCGCTGGAAACGTATCGAAGATTTTATGGCCACAGGAAAAGAAATATGCGGTACGAGGCAAAAGATTACGGGAGTTACTTAAAGTCGACGATAACAATCTTCTTTCTGATCGTAGCTTACGTAATCATTTCGAACACTATGACGATCGAATAGAAAAATGGTTTAAGGGGAGATCTTCGGCGGTCTATAGCGACTTGGCAATAGATCCATTAAAATCAATGAGAAGAAACTTCCCTACAAATCATCATAGGGCATATGATCCCTTAACGCAGACTTTGACGTTTCGCGGTGAATCGTTTGACTTGGCGGCAGTGCTGAAGGAGCTTAAAGAGATTCGTGGTAAGTGCCGCCACTTTGTACTTTCGTAGGACAGTTCGATTACGGGTTAATTCGAGAGAAGAGAAGAATAGAGAAGAGAATGGTAAAAGAGAAGAAAATAACAGGGATAAAATCATGGCCTGCGGACGACAGGCCGAGAGAGAAACTCCTCAAAAAGGGTGCGGGGGCCTTGAGTAATTCGGAGCTTCTGGCCATTCTGCTTCGCACCGGCACGCAAGGCACGAGCGCAATCGACCTCGCCCGCAAGATACTCAAAAAATTCAGCACGTTCCGCAATATGGCTCATACCGACGCCCGGGACTGGAAAGAGTTCAAGGGCTTAGGCGGAGCTAAGATTGCTCATATTCAGGCCGCGCTTGAAATCGGGCGGCGCTATCGCGAGGGAGTTGTGGACGCAATAACGCATCTTCAGGGGGTCTGGCGGGGATCACGCTTCGTATTCGCACGGTCTTTCCCTCGATTAGGATCGAGTTAACCGCAAGGGTTAGTATCTTGCGCTTCATTTCAGCGTCATTCTCGAAGGATTTGAGGTTATCGGCCAGCATGTTGCATAAGAGGGTCAGGTTTTCCTTGGTGAATAGCTTGGATTTGAACTTCTCTTGATTGTTCAGTAATTCCTGCCGTTTGTTCGCTATATCAGCCATCCGTTCTTTAATCTTCGCCATTTGGGTCTTCAACTGCTCCATATCGATAATGTTTTCCCGGTAGGCGTCCAGCAGACGGGTTTCCTCCGTGGCGACTGCACTGAGCTTTGCGTCAAATGCGGCCAGATCTTGCTCTAGCGTGTTTGTTTGCTTCAGGGCGTCCTGTTGCAATCTCTCTACCTGTTCAAGAACGATCTTGGGGTTGTGGATCATCTCGCAGAAGGTATCCCATACGAGCTTCTCAAGGTCATCGGCCTTCAGCATTGATGATTCACGGCACGCTTTTGGTTCCGGGAAGGTGCGGTGGCGGTTCCCGCAACGGTAATAGTATTTGCCATGGCAGGGGGTGCCTTGGAAGGGTGATCCGCAAAATCCGCATCGTGCCAATCCTTTGAGAAGATAGAGCCGTTTGGCGTTTCTCGGTGAAAGATCGGAATTGCGCTTGAGTTGCTGTTGGGCTATCTGAAACATTTTGCTATCGATTAATATAAGGTCATCAGGGAGCTTGATCGAAATCCATTGATCATGGGGGCGTAGTTTTCGCCCGGTGTTTTTGGTGCGGCGATATTTTTGGTTCGGTTTGTGCTTGTCCGTTTCAAAGGAATAATGCTTATTCCAGTATGTTATGCCGGTGTAAGTTTCATTGCGGATGATCCGGTGCAGGCTACTGGTGTGCCATTTGAAACCTTGGCGTGGCGGGACGCCTTTGCGGGTTAGTTCTCTCGCTATCGCCCGGATACTGACCTTTTTATTCACGAACATGTCGAATATCAGTTTCACGGACTCGGCTTCATTGTCCTCGATTTCGTAGTGCCCCGGAATATTTTTGTCTTTGTTTCCACTCACATAACGGTATCCGTAAGGGGGAATGCTCCCAACAAGGATGCCGTTTTTTACTTTATGGAGCCGTCCACGGCGGGTTCTCTCAAGGATCTTCGCTTTCTCATATTCGGCGATCAATCCTTGGATGCCGGTCAGGAGATTTTCTTCCGGGGTTTCTTTGCTGTCCGGTCGGTTTAGAAAAATGATTTTTATGCCAATCTTCTTGAATTCCTCATCAACGAGCCCGAGGTAGATAAACTTTCGGGACATTCGGTCAGGGGAGTGGGCGAGGACAGCGTCAAATAGCTTGTTTCGTGCGTCATCACGCAGGTTGTCCAGCCCGGGGCGATCGAGCAGTTCGCCGGAGTAACCCTCATCAATATATTCCTTTGTGACCACGTATTTTTTTTCAATGGCGTGGCTTCTCAGGGCGTCCAGTTGGGACTTGATCGTTTCCTGTTTCTCTTGTTTTTCAGTACTGACTCTTGCGTAAATAGCGACTTTCATTATCCGATTGACCTCCTTTCAAGGCACCACCAACCCTATCACAACCCCGGCACAAGCCAAGCTGAATATTTAACCTAACTTGTTATTTAGCAATAGGTTGAATATCAGGGCTAGGCGGTGTTCGGCGTCTTCCGCTGGTTCAAATTCCCATGAGACCTCTATCGAGTTTTGGCTTTTCGGGGCCTGATTCGGTAGAGGTTTTTCTTTTTTGTCTTCGGTGGATTTCATTTTTATACCTCCACCGTAGGTATCACCTATTTACTGTCGGAATTTCGCAGGCTATTACGGCGATTTCCATAACAGTATGTAAATAAAGGAGATATGAAACTAAGTTAGGGCTATCCAATAGCGGATAGCCCGTTTAGGACGTACCATTTAGTTAACCCCTTAAGACACCTCTAAAAGTTTTTAAAAAAGAGGAGGTGTCTTATGAGCCAGTTAGAAGGTTGGGAAATCGCAGTTGCTAAAAGACGAGTAAAAAAATGTAGGGACGAATGGGAAATTCTGAAATTTGAGAATTTCGAGGATTTGGTTCAAGACTGCTTAGTGTGTTGGCTTGAAAAGAAATCGAAGTATGACCCCGATCGAAGGTCTGAATATGACCCAGAAAGAGCAACTTCTAAGAAGGCGTTTATGGGTGGGGTTGTTGAGCGTTATTTGTCTCACCGCAAAGACGCCTTGTTTCGCAAGAAAAGGAAAATATTGTTTGAAACAGAATCACTTGACGAATTTTTTGATGAGGATAGCGAATCTTCATCTGAAAATCGTAAGTATCAACCTTCTACGTTTGAAGATCCTAATCCCGGCATAGATATTTCGGCAGTCATTCAAAAGCTTGACCCTCACCAAAGGGAGATCTGCCTCTTGATTCAACGTGAGGGCATGTCTTTCCACCAAATCGGAAAACATCTCAAGAAACATCACAGCTACGTTTACCGGGAAGTTGAGCGTATTAAGGAAGTTTTTGAACAAGAAGGGCTTAAAGGCTATTTGAAAAATTTTTAAAAAAAGATGCGAAATTTTGCACTTGAACAGGTGATACCTACGGTGAGGAGAGAAAACAATGCAGGTTTGCAGATTCAAATTCAACAGAAGTTTAAGCCGTGATCAGATCGAGGAAAAGATCGCCTTTGCGATTGTGGCGGCTGAATGCACGTTCGGGCAGGCGAAGGTCAGGCTCAATGCGGCGTATCTTGCGGCGGATAACAAGGTCGTTATCGATGTTTCCAGCCCGGTGGGCGAGCACATAGCTGAGGTGTTCACCGGGCTTCTTATTAAGGATTACGGGGAGCAGTCATTCACCGTTGAAAGGGTCAGACATGATGGTCAATCCGGGGCTAAAGAATCTTTATAAGGGCTTAGATCCTTATTACCGGGACAGGCTCAAAAGCGCCAATCGAATGTTTGACTGGTTGGAACCGTTCGTTGATTGGATTTTGAAAATATTCAGGAGAAAGTCGTGAGTCTTTACAGGCACCAAAAAGAAGCCGTCGAGTTCGCTATCCGCAATCGTGGGTGTTGTGCGTTATTCCACGATCCCGGCTTGGGCAAAACTCGCACAGGGCTTGAGGTGTTTCGCTATTACAGAGGAAAGCACCCCGGGCTTCGGCTTTTGGTTGTCTGTCCGCTTTCCTTGGTCAATTCAGCGTGGGGCGTGGATATCAAGAAGTTCACCGATTTCACGTATGCATCGTTTAAAGAGATCACGGGCGAGGTGCCGGACATCGTGGTGATTAACTACGAGTGCCTTATCTCAAAGAATAACCTGCCGCTCGTTGAGTCGCTTATCTGGAAGCACCGATTCATGTGCATACTCGATGAGAGTTCCCGCTTAAAGAATAACAAGTCCGTTACCACGAAAACACTTCTCGCTTTGGCGGAGTGTTTTCCGTATCGGCTGATCGCTTCGGGTACTCCGATGCCTAACAGTGAGCTCGAGCTTTGGGGGCAGATGAATTTCGTCCAGCCGGAGTTACTACACAAATCGTTCTACGCATTCCGCAATACCTATTTTCATTTGGAACGTAACGGCATCATGCGTCAAGGAAGCCGGTACATGAGTAAAGACGAGATTCGGGAAATCTTCAGCCAAGGTTGGAAGTACGCCATCACGGATGAGAACAGGGAACTATTGATGAGCGAGATTAAGCCATGCACGCATTGGGTCAAAAAAGAGGAAGCGTTGGATCTTCCCGAGAAGATCGATGAGATACGGGAAGTCACACTCTCGGCGCAGGAGCGCAAGGCTTACAAGGAGATGGAGGATTTGCTTATCACCGAGATTGAGGGCGTTGAGGTCACGGCGCAGATCGCTCTCACGAAGCTCATGAAATTGCGTCAGGTGACAGCCGGGTTTTTATATTCGGCTACCGGATCGGCGCTTCAAATCGGAACTTCCTCAAAGATTAAGGAGCTTGATGAGGTACTGGAGGAATTGGGAAATCAGCCGGTGATCATCTGGGTGCAGTTTCATCACGAGGTTCACGCCATTCAGAAACTCATCAGCGATAAGTACGGGGCGAATCAGGTCACGACGCTTTATTCCGACACGCCCGATCGGGATGAGTCGATCAACAAATTCAAGAACAATGAGGTGCGGTATCTCATAGCGCATCCCCGCTCAGCGGCGCACGGGCTTACGTTCGTGAACTGCTCGGCGATGGTATTTTTCAGTCTCGATTATTCGTATGAGGCGCACGCTCAGGCGAGGGATCGCATTCACAGGATCGGGCAGAACAAGAGTTGCTTGTACGTCTACTTGGCGGCGAAGGATTCGATTGACGAGGAGCTTTTGAAAGTTCTGCAACGCAAACAGTCATTACAGGACGTGGTGTATGGAATCGTCAGAAAAAAAGCTAAAGGAAAAAGTACTCGCAATGCTTAGGAAGGAGTTTGGCGATGCGTGGGTTTATAAAACGTCGGATAGATGGAAGTCAGGAATTCCAGATTTGCTTATTTGCTCTAATGGGCGCCTCTTCGCCACCGAGCTTAAGATCGGCAACAGGAAGGGGCGGAAATTCGAACTACAGCTTCATGTTCTTAAACAGATTAAACGTGCCGGTGGGCGTGTGGCTGTGTGTCGTAGTGTGGATCAGGTCAGGAATCTACTTACTAACGAAGGAGGTGATTTAAATGATTAAGGTCGGAGAAAAACTTCTCATCGCCGTGAAGGTAAAAAGCATTACTGAATCCGAGGAGGGACTTTCGTATCGAGTTTGCCCTTTAGGCAAAGATCGGTATTCCTCAATGGACATCGTTGATGTTGATATCCAGTCGTGCATGGGACAAGAAGCGAAAGGAGGCAAATAATGCCGGAAAAAGACACAGAAAGAGAGTTGCTGTATCGGTTCAAATGCGCTCGAGAACGCCGGGACGAGTCAAAGGCGGTGTTAGATGAGTCGCAGGAGGAATACGAGAAAGCGGAATCAAGGCTCATTGAGTTTTTGGAAGCGAATGGGGCTGTATCCACGGCGAAATATGAGGGCATGGGATACGCTCAGATTCAGAAACCGAAACTTTATGCGAGCTGTCGGCAGGAGAACATGGACAGGCTTTTTGATTTCCTTAAAGAGCAGAAGCGTGAGGATCTAATCAAGACAACTGTCATGCCGCAGACCCTTTCGAGTTTCACGAAAGAGTGCATAGAGGGAGGGGTCGAGGTTCCGGAGTTTATCAGTTATTACTTAAAACCAACAATCAGGCTTTACGCCTGAAAAACGAAGGAGGCATGACATGAGTCAGGAAATCGTGAAAGCGCAAAGTGGTTCTCTAATGCAGGCGGATAAAGAACAGAGAGGTTTTGAATCCGGCGTTGATCAGCAGGACTTGATCATCCCAAGAGCCAAGCTCATTCAGGCGTTATCGCCTGAGATGCAGGAAGGATTGCCCGGTATAAAGGTTGGGGCGATCATCAACTCACTCACGAAAGAGGCGTTACCGGAGGAGTTTATCCCGATATTCTCCTTCAAGAATTACATCAGGTTTAACCCGAGGAGTAAAGACGATCCGAATTTCGACTCGGACTTTGAGCCGGGTGCGATCATCTGGAGGTCAGCGGACCCCAGCGATCGGCAGGTGTTGGAGCAGACGAAGTTCGGGCCTAACGGTGAGAAACCGGTGGCCACGACGTTTCTTAACTTCTTCTCGTATTTCCCGGGTGTTCCCATGCCTGTGATCGTTAGTTTCGCAAAGACGAGTTATCGCACCGGTAAACAGCTTCTGTCGCTGGGAAGGTTTTGCGGCGGCGATATGTTTTCCCGCAAGTACCGTTTGACCTCGCAGATGGAGTCAAACAACATCGGTACTTACGCCGTGCTACGAGTTACGCCAGTGGGAGACAGCGCACCGGAGGAGTTCGCCGTGTGCGAGCGGCTGTGGAAAGACTTCGCCGCAAAAGCGAAGGATATTCAGGTTCACGTTGAGGATACTACGGAGGAAGAAAGACCATATTAAAGAGGATAAGGGGTGGGGACATTTTGTCCTCACCCCTGTTTTTATAGGAGCGTTTTATGACAATACCGGAACAGTTACGTGATAACCGGTATGGTTTCCTCAAACTCCGTGGTCAGACAAAAATACCGCTTGAGACAGGATGGCAGAAGAAACCGTACCGTTTTACAGATATTGAGGCGTGGGTTAGCACGGGCAACAACTATGGCGTGATGGGCGGCGAGGGTGATCTGATCATTCTTGACGCTGACCAGAAGCGTATTAGCGAGATCGCCGAGTCTGATTTACCCAAGACATTCACGGTGAAGACGCCGAAGTGCGGGCATCATTACTATTTTTTATGCGCAGAGATCACACGCAAGATCGTCCTTAATAAGGACAAGGAACATTTTGGAGAGATTATATCGAGCGGCGCTCAGGTTGTCGGTTGCGGTTCAATTCATCCGGACACAAAAACGCCGTATGAGTTGTTTCGTGATTTAGGGATAACACGCATCAGTCGGGAGGAGATATTCTCGCCGCTGGCTGAGTTTTTAGTTGATGACAAGCAGTTGTATGACGGTATCAAACCGGAAGATTTGGATATCATGACCGTTCTGCAAAAGAACGGTATTGAGTTAAAGAAGTTATCCGGACAGTATTTTTGCGCTCATCCGATTCATGGATCAAAGACGGGGATGAATTTTGTGGTTCATCCGCAGAAGAACGTCTGGAAATGTTTTCGCTGTGATTCAGGAGGCGGAACGCTTCTTTTAATCGCTGTCCTTGAGAGGATTATTGAATGTCACGAGGCGAAGTCCGGTGTATTGCGTGGTGATTTGTTCAAACGGGTCATAAAGATCGCTGAGGAGAAGTACGGATTCAGAATTAAGAAACAAGTCGGCATCGCTGTCCCCGCCGGGTTGTGGAATGACGAGTGGAACGCCAAGCGGCTGGTCGATCGGCACGCCGGTTTAATCAGAAATTGCGATCATCTTGGCGGCTGGCATATATGGAATGGCAAGGCGTGGGTTGTTGATGAGATTCATTCGATAACAACTCTCGCTCGGGAAACAGTGGCGACATTTCATGAATATTTGCACGACATGGATGAGGACGGGCAACAGGCGTTCATTAAGCATATCCGCTCATCTGGTAACGAGACAAAACTCAAAGCGATGGCGAATGTCGCCAGAAGCTGGCCGAAGATGTCAATCCGTTCCGATGATTTTGACGCTGATCCGTATTTACTTAATTGCCAGAACGGGGTAGTTCAATTAAAGACTGGGAAGCTGATTCCTCATAGCCCCGACTTTCTTTTAACGAAAATCTGCAACACCCATTACGATTCCAGCGCAAAGTGCCCGGAGTGGATTAAGTTTTTGAACACGATTTTTCAGGGAAACGAAAACCTCATCACGTTTATCCAGAAAGCGGTAGGGTATGGACTCACGGGTGATGTGTCGCAACAGATATTCTTCATTCTGCATGGCGACGGTGCGAATGGTAAGTCCACTTTTGTTGAGACGTTTTATAAGATTCTCGGCAGTTACGCCGCAATAACGCCTACCTCAACATTGATAGCGAAGCGGGGCAATGAAATCCCCAATGACGTTGCCCGGCTCAAAGGCGCACGGTTCATTATTTCATCGGAACTTGAGCGATCAAAACTCCTTGATGAAGCCTTGGTCAAACGGTTCACAAGCGAAGAGCCGATATCAGCTCGATTCTTGCGTCAGGAGTTTTTTGAGTTTAAGCCTACCGGCAAGATATTCCTTTCCACAAATTACAAGCCAACGATCAGGGGAACGGATGACGGTATTTGGCGGCGCATTCGATTGATTCCGTTTGACCATAAGTTTGAGGGTGAGCATCGGATTGAGAACTTTGGAGATAAGTTCTTGCTTCCTGAGTTGCCCGGGATATTGGCTTGGGCGGTCAGGGGCTTCTTGCGGATGCAGGAAGAAGGCATGAAGCCGCCGGATATTGTTATGAGCGCAACGCAGGAATATAAATCAGCGGAAGATGGAGTTGGAGCGTTTTTGGATGAGTTTTGCGAGCTTGATGAATGGGCGGAGGTTTCGGTTTCCGATCTGTATGCGGCTTTTAAGGAAAACTCGGACTTTTACATGAAGAAGAAGGAGTTCAACGATTACTTGGAGAAGCACGGATATAAGAAAGAAAGGCGCACAGCTGGAGAACAGAAGGGCAGGTTTTTCTGGAAAGGCATCCGGGTGAGCGGTTGCGAGGGGGGCGAAAATGGCAGACCGTACTAAATTGCTTCACTCGGGCATGTTTTGTCACTGCCATAAGTCTTTGATTTATAAGCTGTTTCTAATTTTGGCTAGTGATGGAGTGAAGCTGGTGAAGCATTTTGCCATAACTCGTGTAGAAAACATCTTTTTTATATATGCGTATAAGCAATTAGGGAAAAACCCTTCACTTGCTTCACTGCTTCACTGGAGTTGTTATGGACAAGCATGAGGAATTTAAACGCATATATAAGCGGTTCATTGATGGCTCACGCTGGTTGAATCAGAAGATTCAGGAGGGGAAAGCACGGGACAAGGACAAAGAGGAATTCAACAAGCGTGTGGTCGAGCCCATGGACGCTTTATGGGCGACGTTTACCGAAGAGGAGAAGGACTACTGGGGCAAGGTTAAGTACGCCGTGGATTTGTTTGAAGGAACAATTGTTCTGGAAGACGAGGAGAAGAAAAGAAAACAAGCTGAAGAACAAAGCAAGAGGAAGAAGAAGCGATGGAGAAATTATTCCCGATCATATTAATCGTTTTAGATTTCGCCGCAGGTGTTGTGTACGCCTGTGGCGGGGACGTGCGGCACGCAGTTTACTGGATGGCCGCTGGAGTGTTGACGATATGCGTGACGTTTTAGGCAAGAACTTTTACGGGTCCTTCCGGGGGCGGTTTGGGCGAGGGTCGGGCGAGGCGCATTTTGTGAGTGATACAAAAATCAAAAATGCGTGTCAGTGTCAGTGGGGTCAAAAGATGGTGGTCAAAATAGTCAAAAAAAGCTCAAAAAGGCGCATTTCATGTGGGAATTCGCTTAGAAATGGGCAAATAAGGAGGAATTTCGATGGCAAACATTAATGTCAATCCTGACATTTGCGATGTCAGTGTGTCAGAGCTTAAACCGGCTCCGTATAACCCAAGAGAGATTTCGGACGAGGCGTTAGCGGGGCTTCGGCAGTCGCTGGAGCGGTTCGGGATGGTGGATCTCTTGGTAGTGAACCGGCGCAACATGAGAATCATCTCTGGTCATCAGCGGTACAAGATTTTGCAGGAAGCGGGCGTTGAGAAAGTCCGGGTCATTATGGTTGATGTGGATGAGATCGCCGAAATGGCTATGAACGTGACGCTCAACTCTCAAGAAATAACCGGGCAGTGGACAGCGGCGATCATCCCGCTTCTTGAGAAATTGCGCACGGAGAACGGTGACGCATATCTCGCTTTGCGCATGCAGGAGCTTAGGGATCAGGTGAGGGAGTTTGAGCAGGAGAACAAAGGCATTGGCAAAACACTTCCTGATGACTTACCCGAACCGCCAAAGGATCTTATCACCAAGCCCGGAGATTTATGGATTCTCGGGGATCATCGGTTGTTATGCGGCGATAGCACCAAAGAAGAAGATGTCGCTCGGTTAATGGATGGACAGCAGGCTGATTTGCTAGCTACCGACCCGCCGTATTGCGTTGATTATACCGGCAAGGACAGACCTAACGGCGGCAGGGATTGGTCGAACGTTTACCACGAGATTGACATTCCGGACGCATCAGCGTTCATGAGAAGTTTTTATACGGTCGCTTTGAAATTTATCAAACCTCACACGGCGCTGTACCTCTGGCACGCATCCAAGCGCAGAAGCGAGATTGAATGCGTGTGTCAGGAATTAAATATTCTCATTCACCAGCAGATTATTTGGGTGAAGCCGTGCGTCATATTAACTTACTCGTTTTACTCATGGCGGCATGAGCCGTGCCTTTTGATGTGGGTTAAAGGGCAGAAGCCGCCTTACCGGCCAAAGGACAAGTCTATCGGAAGCGTTTGGTCAATTGACTTCGTGCGGTCGGGCGATCCCACAACGCCGGAATATCACACCGATGTTTGGGAGCTTGATTGGGAAGGCAAGAAACGGGGAAGCTCGATCGCAGAACATCCTACGGTTAAGCCGACCGAGGTTTTCGCCATACCAATGCGGGTGCATACGCAGGTGGGGAATATTTGTTTTGAGCCGTTTTGCGGATCGGGTTCGCAGATCATCGCCGCTGAGCGGGTGAATCGTAGATGCTTCGCCATGGAGCTTGAGCCGTTCTTTGTGGATGTGGCTGTGAAACGCTGGGAAGAATATACCGGCAAGAAAGCAGTGAGAGCGTAATGGAAGAAGTAAAGCAGAAACAGAACTTGGCGGACATCGCTCGGAAGAAACGCAACCTGCATTTGATCGAGAAATTGCATAGCGGCACGCCGCTTACGAAGATCGAGATCAAGGAGCTTGAGGAATTCGAGAAAGAGCCGCAGGCACCGACCATCGTCAAGAGCGCAGATGAAGTGGCGCAGTTCATGGATGTTTCGGAGCGTACGGTTTACCGCTGGCGCAATGAAGGCATGCCGGTTACCAAGGACGGTTTTTATGATCTTGAGCGTATCAGGGTCTGGTTTGAGGAACGGGAAAAGACCGGCGATGGAGAGGGCAAGGCTTATTGGGAAGAAAAGATTAGGAAGTATAAAGCGACGCTTCTTGAGCTTGAGTTGAGGAAGGTGCAGAACGAGCTTGTTTCAAGCGAGGAAGTAGAGCGTGGTCGCATAGCGAGGGTTATGGCGGTAAAACGTGCGTTCTTGGCGTTGCCGACAAGACTCGCCCCGGTTCTGTCAATGCAGGAGCCGAGAGAAATTGAGGTCATTCTTTATGAGGCGATATCAGAAATTATTGATGAGTTTGCTGGAGTAACAAATGAGAACACTGAAACAAGACAGGGAAATTTGGACGCAGGCGGAACAGCAGTCGTGGAAGCGTCCGGCGAAAATAACGGTCAGTCAGTGGGCGGATCAGTACCGTTATCTTAATCCGGTAACGTCAGCGGAGCCGGGCAGGTGGAAAACTGTCCGCACGCCGTATCTGCAGGGTGTCATGGACGCTTTCACGGATCCGTATGTTGAGGAGATCACGGTCATGGCGGCGTCTCAGGTCGGAAAGACCGAGGGCATGTTCAATATGCTGGGTTACGTTATTGATCAGGACCCGGGCCCCACGCTGGTTGTTTTGCCGAGAGAAAACGACGCTAAGAGCGTTTCGTATAACCGTGTGCTTCCCATGATTCACGGATCGCCGGTTCTTCGCAACCGCATGCCGGTAAATGCTGACGACATGACAAAGCTGGAATACCGTTTTGACCGAATGATTCTTTTCTTCGCAGGATCGAATAGCCCTGCGGATTTGGCTTCAAGACCGATTCGTTATTTATTTTTAGACGAGATTGATAAATATCCGAGATTCTCAGGGCGTGAGGCGGATCCGATTAAGTTGGCTACGGAGAGGCAGAAAACATTTTGGAATAAAAAGACCGTTAAGGTTTCAACGCCGACTACCCGGGACGGATATATCTACCGTGAGTTTGAGAAATCAGACCAGCGCAGATTTTTCGTGCCATGCCCGCATTGCGGCGGGTATCAAATACTTGTGTTTGGTCAGATTAAATGGCCTGAGGGGGAGCGATCGGCGGAGAAGATCAGGAATGAGCGATTGGCGTGGTATGAGTGCGAGCACTGTAAGAAACGAATTGATGATTATCAAAAGCAACAAATACTCGGTCATGGGAAGTGGGTGCCGAGGGATTGTGAGATAAACGAGCAAGGTGAGATTTGGGGTGAGGGAGTAAAGAGCAAACACAGAGGTTTTTGGATCAACTCTCTGTATTCGCCGTGGCTTAATTGGAGCGATATCGCCGCTGAGTTCTTGAAGTCGAAAGATTTTATTGAGCTGTTGATGAACTTTGTCAATTCGTGGCTCGCTGAAGTTTGGGAGGAAAAGATTGAGGAGACCACGGTTGACCGGGTTAAGGCGCACGCCTGCGAGTATACGGAGGGAATTGTTCCTGATGAGGCGGTTGTTTTAACGGCGGGTGTTGATGTTCAAAAAGATCATTTTTATTACGTCATTCGTGGCTGGGGTTACGAGGAACAGTCGTGGCTTGTGCGGTGCGGTTCGCTGGAATACTGGGATGATTTGGTTGAGGTGTTGTTTAAGACCGAGTATCGAAAATATTCAGGAGATGAGACGCTTCCGGTTTACATGACTTGCGTTGACTCGGGGTTCAGGACTGATGAAGTGTATCACTTTTGCAGGCAGTGGCACGATCGTGCGAAAGCGATCAAGGGGCAGGAAGAATTAACAGACGGCAGGTTTTATCGTGCGTCAAAGATTGATATCAACTCACGCACGGGAAGCATTATCAAGAACGGTCTGGTGCTGTGGAATCTCAATGTCACGCAGTACAAAGATAAGATCAGCCGTCTTGTGGCAAGTAAGGATCCGGCGAAGTGGCATCTGTTCAAGAATCCGTCTGATGACTATCTTTCGCAATTCACGTCCGAGCATAAGGTTTTGGTAAGGAATAGAAACACCGGCAAGGCGAAGGAAGTCTGGCAGAAAAAACGCTCCTCGGTTGCGAATCACTATCTTGATGCGGAGGTCTACGCTATCGCCGCCGCTGACATAATCCGTGCGCTTAATCTTCGCAGGGACGAGCGCACGGTACATAAAGATATAAGGCAGGAACACAGCCGTTCCAGCTGGATTCGGAAACGAGAAGGGGCGTGGATTTAATGGGGCGATGGATAGAAAAGAAATCAAATTGGTTGCCGCCAAGCGGAATTTCCCATGCGCAAGAGAGACCGAAGGGGCGACCATTTGATCAAAATTTAGATTACGGAGTTCGATATGTCCCAATTAAATGTCCTAAATGTAAAAGCAAAAATGTTACTTGCTACGCAAGTCGATTGCCGATTCGGTATCACAGGTGCAGAGATTGTGAAACGTGTTTCAAGAGCGTTGAGGAGGCTGAAAAGTGATAAATGATTTATTCCAAATCTTGGTAACGACCCCATTGTCAAAAAATATGGTTCAGGTAATATTAGAGTAGAAAATTAAAAGCGGGACAGCTGATCACTGCCGCCGCACCCAATAAGTAATAAAAACCCGATTCCTTGCGCAAGGGGGAGTCGGGTTTTTTATTGGGTCACGAGGAGAATTATGAGTGCACCAACAAAACAGGAAATGCTTGAGAACGTTGAGACAGCGATTAACGCACGCATGACTGGTGGAGCTGTGCAGTCGTATTCGATTGGCGGTCGCAATTTGCAATACATAACATTGGCGGAACTTATAAAATTGCGGGACACGTTACGGCAGGAGATTGCCGCAGGCAGTTCCCGCACGTCATACGCAAAGTTTGAGAATCCGGTATGAACATAAAAGAAAAATTAGCGAACGGATTGGATGGAGTGGTTGGTTTCTTTTCGCCGAAAGCGGGCTTAAAGCGGCGCATGTTTCGTGAGGTGATTAAGTTATCCGAGAAGTTCGGGTCTTATCGTGGGGCTGAAAAGAACCGACTTCGTTCGTCATGGATCCCCGGCGGGGGGTCGGCTGATCAGGATATTATTCCTGACTTGCCGGATTTAAGAGAACGGAGCCGTGACTTAAACCGCAATGACGCTCACGCTTCAGGGATTACGAACACCATGACAACGAATATCGTTGGCACTGGTATCCGGCCGCAGAGCAGGGTTGATAAAGAGGCTCTCGGGATAGCCGACAGCAAAGTGGATAAGTTTCAGAAAAACGCCGAGAGGTCATGGAAGCTATGGCTTCCGTACGCTGACGCAGGCAACCGCATGGATTTCTACGAGATTCAGCAGTTGGTTGACAGACAGATTATAGAGAACGGCGAGGCAATCATTATTCCAGTCATGCTCAAAGATAAGAACCGGCCATATTCGCTCGCCCTGCAGGTTATAGAGTCGGACAGGCTGGCTACGCCTCCTGATAAACGTGGCGATAAAACTATAAGGGCGGGAGTTAAGGTTGGGGAGAATGGCGAGCCGATTTCCTACTTTATTCAAAAGACACATCCGGGTGACTATCGATTCACAAAGGCGGAGGAACGAGAATTTATCGAGATTCCAGCTCGTAATGAGTTAGGCAGACCGAACGTATTTCATTTGTATCCGGTTCAGAGGTCAGGACAGACTCGTGGCGTTCCGTTCTTCTCGCCGGTGCTCACTTACTTCAAAGATTTAGCGGAGTACGCTGAGGCGGAACTTGTGGCCGCTCGCATTGCGGCGTGTTTCTCAATATTTATCACCTCGGAAGCGTCAATGGATCTTAACACCGGCTATGACCGCAACTTTCAAGGGCAATTTTTGGAGTCATTGGAGCCGGGCATGATAAGACACCTTCTTCCGGGGGAATCTATAACATCATTCAATCCTCAGCGACCATCAGCCACGTTCGAGCCGTTTGTGGAAAAAATGCTCAGGGCGATATCAGCGGCGTTAGGTCTCCCGTATGAACTTGTCGCAAAGGACTTTTCCAAGACGAACTATTCCAGCGCACGTGCGGCACTTCTTGAGGCACGCAGGTATTTCAAAGTTAGACAGGAATGGCTCGCCCGCAAACTTTGCCAGCCGGTTTGGGAAATGGTTTTAGAAGAAGCGTACCTCAGAGGCGAGTTAGGAGCGATTTCCTTTTACGAGAATAAACAATACTGGGTCAACGCATCATGGATCACACCCGGCTGGGAATGGGTTGATCCGCTTAAAGAAGCCCAAGCGGCGGAGGTGGGAATTCGTAATGGAATCATCACCTATTCAGATCTGTATTCGGCGCAGGGCAAAGATTGGGAGGAGTGTTTTGAGCAAAGAAAAAGAGAGCAAGAAAAAATCAAGGAGCTCGGGCTCGAGATCAATAAGAAGCCAGATTCTGTTGATGGTAAGAGCACAGATGCAAACAGCGCAGACGCTGATCGTGGAGGTGAGGAATAAATGAGAAAAGATCTATTTCGTGCGGATGTCGCTCGTTCCGGCAAAGTCAGGATTGATAGAGAGGCGTCTGTCATTAACGGATTCGCTGTGGTTACGAAAGGCGTGACGAAGGACAGCCGGGGAGAGTTTGACGATATCGCTCTGGATTCAGTGGTTGAGTTTGGGAATAAGGCAAAAGCGGGAATCAAATCAAGATTTGGTCATCCCAACATGAGTAGCACCGCACTCGGCACGTTCTTGGGCAGGGCTAGGAACTTTAGGCGTGATGGGGATATCGTCAGGGCTGATCTTCATATTGATCAGACGGCTTTTAACACGCCAGATGGAGATCTCGCTGGATATGTGCTTAATCTCGCCGAGAGTGATCCGGAGATGTTTGGCGCATCAATGGTGATTTATTGGGAGGAGGAGAAACGAGAAGGCTTGGACGCTAATGGCAACGAACTACCGCCGTTCATTCGTGTCACAAACCTTTTCTCGGTTGATGTGGTGGATGATCCGGCGGCGAATAACGGTCTTTTCGGTATGCCGTTTTTTTCTGAGAGCGTGCGACCGTCAGTGGAGATGACGGCGTTCTTGGATAAATTCCTTAACAATCCTGATGCGGTAGAGAAAACCATCGGGTTTTTGAATAGATATCGATTGAACAAAGAAACAGAAGATAAAAGCAAAAGGGAGGAATCAAATATGGATGAGTTAACGGTGCAAAAGTTAAAAGAGGGAAGGAAGGATATCTTTGAGGCAGTACTCAAAGAAGGCTTTGACGCTGGTGTTCAAGACGAACGTCTGAGGGCAGTGTCAATTCTTAAGAAAGCTGAATCGTTTCAAGGGATGAGCGCTTTGGCTTTGGAGTCGGTTGAGCAGGGGCTCAGTCTTGATCAATCGGTCGTGAAGTTCCAACAGAAACGGCTTGATGATATCGAGAAAGCCTCAGCGCCGGTTGTCGGGGCTGATGGTGAGGAAGTATCCAAAAAGAAAACGACGCATTTAGAGCGTGCTCGTCAGCATCAGAAAGAACACGGATGTGGCATGACAGAAGCTCTTAAAGCGACAGCGGATAAAAGGCAATAACCATAAAGGAGGAGGTAGAAAATGTCTCAATTTAATATTGGATCAAAAGCGTTTGTGGCGGGCGAGGATTTGGAAGCGTACCGCCGGGTAAAGTTAAGCGCCGGGAGCGGTTCGCAGGTTGAGTACGCTGACGCAGGCGAAGCTTGCATTGGGATTACTGCGGCCAAGGCGGCACAGGGCGAGCATATCAGTGTGGATTTAAAGACCACTGGCAGGACGTTCAAGATGGTCGCCGCTGGTGTGATCGGAGCGGGTGTCAATTTTTACGGAGCCAATGACGGCAAGGTCAGCGCAGTCGTGAGTGGTTCTATCATTGGAAAAGCGCTGGAAGCGTCAACAAGCGATGGCGAAGTCATTGAAGGGCTATTTGCCTAATTAAAGGAGGAATTAAAAATGCCAGACTATCAGGGAACAAGAGCTGTACCGAGACTTGAGTTAGGGGAAGCGGCGTTGGAGTTTATCCAGTCGCAAGATGAGTTTGTGGGGACAAGGGTTCTGCCTATTTTTCAAACCAAAAAGAAAGCGAGCATCTTTCCGGCTATCACACGAGAGAGCATTACTCGTGAGGCGGACACCAAGCGTGCTCCCCGGGGTAATTACAACCGGGATTCTTTTCAGGCGAAAGACAGGCAATACAACTGCGAGGAACACGGTTTAGAAGGGCCTCTGGATGATTCTGAGCGGGAAATGTACGCCACGGATTTCGACGCTGAGCTTACGACCGTTCAGATCGTGACACGCCGAGTCCTGCAGGCGCAAGAGAAGCGCATAGCGTCAAAAGTTTTCGATACCACGGTTTTCACGGGATCGAAACTTTTCACTGACTTCTCAACCGCACCTTGGGATAACGCCTCAAGCGATGTCATCGCTCAGGTGAGAGCCGCTCGTGAGCAGGTGAGACAGAACTGCGGGATTGAACCCAGTTCGCTCATCTTGAGCAAGGCGAATATCGATCGCCTTTTAAGCAACGACAAGATCAAGGGCGCTATTCAGTATGTCGCAAGACTGACTGAGGCGGAACTCTTGAACGCCATGGCGGATATCCTCGGCGTTAAGAGGATCATTGTCGGCAAGGCGATTTACAACACGGCCAAGGAAGGCAAATCGTTTCAAGGGGCGGATATTTGGAGCGACGATTACGCCATGGTAGCCGTCATCGGTGAGGGGCAGAGATTGTCCGATCCGACCATGGGAAGAACATTCCTTTGGACAGCGGACAGCCCAGAGAACGCCACGGTCGAGCAGTACCGTGATGATGCGGCCAGAAGCGACATCTTCCGTGTGCGTCAGCACGTGGATGAGATGATCGTTGATCCGTATTTCGCTCATTTGATGAAAGTAGACGCTTAACATTTGAGGTAGCCCGGGGGTTTAACCGCTCCCGGGCCCTCGATTAAGGAGTGTCTATGAGTTTGAAAGAACAGATGCCGAAGGACGCCGTGAGTTGTTTCTTAAACGACGGTGAGTTCGCTGAGGAGATCACCTACACGACAGGAGCGGGTGTTTCCAAGGTGATTAAAGCCGTTGTTGTGCGCTATGAGCTTGCCCCAGCGGAAGAAAATATCAACCGATCACTTAAGAAGCAGGCGGAAGTTTATATCGCAAATGATGAAGCGAGCGGTGTGACTACGGTAAATAAAAAAGATGACCGCATAACACTCAAGGACACCGAGGGTGTCGATCACGAGGCGAGAATTAACGATGTCATTATTCGTGATGAGGGTATGTGGTACCTCTTGGTGGGGTGGTAGTCATGGTGCAATTAATCACGGAGATTGACACACGTGCGCTTGATCGGGCGATTAAGATTGCGCCTCGAGTCCTTAAATTCGAGCTCGCTGACGGACTGGATCGTATTGGAAAAGGGTTTTTGAAACGATTCAGACAGCAACAGCTTCAAGGGCCTCCGGGCGTGCGAGGAGCGTCAGGTCACGGGCTTTTTGGCACGTTCAAAAGAGTATTTCTTGTGTCGCCGGACATTGAGGGCATGGGGATCGAGATTTTTTCGGAGTCGAAAATCGCCAAGCTCCACGAGACAGGCGGGACGGTAAAAGACCCGGGCGGCAAGCGGCTGGCAGTGCCCTTATCGGCACGCAGTGAGATGTTCACGCCGCAAGGAAAATTGAGAGCCAGATACAAGAAGCCTAAAGAGCTGAAAAACGTCAGAGCCATGCGTTGGAAGGGTGTGACGTTTCTTGCACGGGTGACAAAACGGGCGGCGAAGATATTGCCGCTTTACGTCTTAAAGCGTCAGGTGAGGATAAAGCCACGGCTTGGTTTTTACCGGACATGGGACGGTTTGGTGAATTACCGCATTGACATCTTGAATAAATCGATCGCAAACGCATTGAGGAAAATTTAATGGAAACGGTCAGAGAACGGATACTTCAGAACATTAAGACCACGATTGAGGCGGTTACGATCGCTAATGGGTACAACTTTGATTTCACGCCGCAGACAGTCCAGCGATGGTCAATGCATGGCAACCGTATGGTGGATATGCCAATGGCCGTCATTAGCCCGGGTGATGAGGATGAGTCGAGTTCGCCCCATCCATTTGAGGAATGCGTTATGACGGTGTATTTGGACGTATTTTTTATTAATGATGAGAACGACGCCGTGCCGACCGACACGTACTTGAATAGATTGCAGGGGGATATAAAGAAGGCGGTTTTATTGGATTCAACTCGTGGCGGAGACGCTATCGATACAGATGTTTTGGGAACGACTCCGTTTGAGACGACTGAGGCGCAACCGTACGCCGGGATCATTATGGAGTTAAGGATTCGCTACCGGCATTTACGGTCGGATCCCACGGCAAAGAATTAACAAGGAGGAATTGCGATGTCAATGCTCATAAGAAAACGCCAGCTTGCGGCGAAGATAGAAGCGGTCGAGGGGACAGCGGAAACCCTTTTGGCGGCTGACGCAGGTATTCTGGTGAACTTCTCGCCGAAAGCGAGTTACGATCCGCAAATGTATCAGCGGGATCCGGTTCGGGCCTCACTCACTAAAATGGGGAAGCTGGCCGGGAAGCGTTCCGCTGGAATTGATTTTAGTATCGAATTAAAAGGCTCGGGTTCAATCACGGTTGAGCCGGAGTGGATGCGTTTGATCAAGGCGTGCGGTTTTGCTTCTAACGCTTTGAAGAAGATATCGATTGGAGCGATAGCATCGGGGCCTTATCAGCATGGTGAAGCCATAACAGGTCAGACTTCAGGCGCTACCGGCAGGGTGGTCATAAAGACTGCCAACGGCACCACCACGTTATATTTTGTCGCTTTAAGCGGAACGTTTGAAACGGGCGAGGTTATAACCGGCGGAACATCAGGTGCCACGGCTACGGCGTCGACCGATCCAGTGAACGCAGGTTTTGAGATTAAGCCGATCAGCAGTTCAGTGGTTTCGCTCACCGTGGGGCTGTTTGAGGACGGTATCCGGAAAGTTCTTAAAGGATGCCGGGGAACGGTGAAGTTTAACTTCAAGATTGGGGAGCCAGCGACCTTGGATTTTAGTTTTAAGGGTGTTGAGGCTGGTGTCGCTGATGCGCCGATGCTCACGGGTGTCAGTTTTGACGAAACCGTGCCGCCGGTGCTTTTGAACGCTGTTATGTCTTGCGATGGAGTGTCGCTTAATATCGGCGAGATGGAGGTTGATGTCGCCAACACGCTTGCCTCAAAAGACAAGATTGACGACGCAAAAGGGATTCTGTCTTTCATGATCACCGGCCGTGACATGCAGGGCTCGTTTAATCCCGAGATGGTTCCGGTTGCCATGCATGATTTCTTCTCGAAGTGGTTCAGCAACACGCCAATGGTTGTTGATCTCGCTTACGGGGAAGCGGAAGGCAACAAGTTCAGGTTTTACGCTCCCGGGATTATTTATAACAAGGTCGATGACGGGGATCGTGATGGTATTCAATTGGCGCAGACGTCGTTTGATTTGACCGGCTCAATGGAGCCCGGCGATGACGAACTGGCAATATTACTTTTATAAAACAGGAGGTGTTTCATGTTAACAGGTATTGATATTAACGCTACACGAGAGCATGTGTCCAAGCTGGATACGGATAAGGACAATCCAACGGTTTTTCATATCGGGCTATTGGATCCGGTATTGAGGGCGGAGGTTGATGATGAAAGCAGTACCTATGAGATGAGATCGACGAATCCAAACGACAAGGCGAAGGTGAGGCTTAATTGGAACAAGCGGCAGATCACGGCGATTAAGTTCGGACTCAAGGGCATGGACAATTTTCTTGATCCGCAGACCAATAAGCCGGTCGAGCTTAAATTCGACACAATTCACTACGCAGGCAAGATGAGGAACGTCGTTCCGGACAGGATTATCGCCATGTTTCCGAACGAGCTAAGGCAGGAACTTGCGGAAGTGATTTTGAGCGAATCCAAACTGTCGGAGGGCGAGCAAAAAAACTGATAGTGGCGGTTCATTTGGGCGACCTCACCATGAACTGCCGCAGTTGTTTAAGCGGGAGAAAGATTCAATGCGAGTATGAAGTGCCCGGACAGGAAGTCTGGGAACTATACGGAGAGCAGTACCGAGGATGCCCTTTCAAAATCGTCACGAGACAGTCGGCGAATTTTTTAAGGGCATTTCAGTTTTATAAGCAGGGATATCTGCCTAACAGCGGGAGCTGGGTAGATCAGTCGGCGAAGATGTTGGACGCTTTTGAGGTCATTGAGAAAGAGCTTCAGGCGATCGAGCTTGATCGGGAAAAAAGAAGGAATCGGTTTAAGCGATGACGAATAAAGAGCTGTCAATCATATTGCGGTTGCGGGACGAGGCGACGAAACGTCTTGAGGGCGTGCGTGGCAGTCTGCAGAGATTCTCTAATTCTTGGAAGCAGAACTGGCTGGCCATCACCGCCGCTATTACGGCGAGCATCATGGCGCTTCGCAAGGCGTGGGATCTCATGGAAATGGGGGCGAAAGCCCAGCAGATAGAGGAAAGTTTCAAACGCATGGCCGAGAGTGTCGGTATCAACTCAAGAGAGATGAAAAAGGCTTTACTCGAAGCGTCGCAGGAAACGGTTAATTTCTCAAACGTGGCGGATAAGGTTTCCGCTCTTATGGCGCAGGGATTGAACATGGATCAGGTCACGGCGCTCATGCGGCAGGCTCGGGTTGAAGCACGAATATTCGGCACGACCACGGAAGAAGCGTTTCAAAACATATCCAGCGCAGTTACTGGTGGTTTGGTCACAACGCTACGCCGGTCGTATGGGCTTCAATTATCGCTTAAAGAGGCGGTTGAGTCTTACGCTCGTGCCACGGGAAAGACCACGGAGCAAGTGGAGAAGTACCACATGGCGCAGGCGATCGCCAATCATATTTTGGAAAGAAGCAAATCGCACCTTGAGGCGGTCAATCTTGAAATGATGACCAGTTATGAGAGAGTGCAAATGCTTAAATCCAAATGGAACGATTTCATGGAATCCGCTGGGCAGATGTTGTGGCAGGTGCTCGGTTTCCTGCAGGGATTCGCCAACCATTTAGTGGCTGGAGTGTTCACGATTCTTGAATACGGGGCTGGAGCGGTGAAGGCGTTTATTCAGGGGATCATAAATGCTCTTAATGGCCTTTTGAGTTTTGGGTCAGATTTCTTTCAGAAGCTGATGGTACCTCTGATCAAGTTTTACGAGCTTTTAGGAAAACTTCCCGGGACTGTCGGTGAGACGTACCGGCAGGCGGCGGCTGAGGTTGAGCGGTTTTCACAGTCGTTAAAGGATAACACCATCCAGTTTAATGTTGATGGTCTTACGCAAGGGCTTGAGGAGGCGAGGCTGGCGTTTAATCTGGCCGCTGAGGAAAGCGCCAAAGAAGCGATCGCTCAGTACGACCTTGTGTTCGCCAAGGTTAAAGACACGGGAGATAAAACAGCCGAGATTTTGAAGAACGTCGCCAAAGAAGTCGGTAAGGGTGCGGAGGAAGCTGGCAAACAGTTTAATGTCATGGAGGAGTTCGCTAAGCAGTCAGCTCATAATATGCAGAATGCTTTCTCGGAGTTTTTCTTCAAAGCGTTTACTGGCGAGCTTCGCAGTATCAAGGAAGTGTTCGCCAATTTCGGCAGGGCGGTTTTGCAGATGATCTCAAACATCTTGGCGAAGCTGTTGCTTATCAAGATTTTCACGGCGATGGCCGGTGCGGGCGGCACGATCTTCGGCGTTCCGGTAGCGAGCTTGTTTCATCAGGGCGGAGCGGTGCAGAGGCGGAATAGGGCGTTTATTCGTGCGCACAATGGTCTCGCTCCCGATGAGGTGCCGATCATAGCGCAGACAGGCGAAGGGATCCTTTCCCGCAGGGGTATGACGGCGTTGGGTGGCTCGGATAATTTACGGGCGCTTAATAACGGCGATTCTATCCGGGGAGAGGGAATCACTATAAACGTCAATCAGGTTATTCAGGCTTGGGACGCTCAGGATGTGTGGAGAAACCGCAAGATGTTATCCAACGCCATCGCTGATGACATTTACAACAACGGGAAAATCCGTTCGGTGATCAGGAGTTACGCATGAGCGAATTCACGTCATTGCCAGATTTTGTTTTTGAGGAGTCGCTGGAATACAAGACGCTCATTTCGGAGTTTGAGAATGGGGCGGAGCAACGCAGACGCAAATGGGCTTCGCCATTGCGGAAGTGGAGACTACGGTTTAACAACCGGGTAAAACCCGACATGCAGTCGGTGCGGGATTTCTTTAAGAGCAAATACGGGGCGTTTATGGCGTTCACGTGGACGAACCCGAACGACTCGGTCGAGTATTCAGTGAGGTTTGTTGAGGACAGTTTCAAGTTCACGATGAAGGCGCACGAGGTATATGACTTTGAGTTTGACTTGATGGAGGTGAAGTAATGCCTCGAGACGTTGATTTGACGTTTAAACAGGAAAAGGCGAAGCAGGAGAACGCCCCGATTTTTCTTTATACGCTTGAGGCGTATGACGGGGTGAACGATCTGCATTTAGCCGGGTTTGATCACGATGTCACTTACGACGGGGTCGTTTACTCAAAGTTTCCGATAACGCATGAGTTTATTGCGGAGAACAATCAAGGGCAGATTGATCAGGTGAAGGTCAGGCTCGGCAATGTTTCACGGCTTATTCAACTTTATCTGGAGCAGTTTGATTTTAGGGGCAGGAAGGTTGTTATCCGAATGGTCTGGGCTGATCAGTTGGCGGACCCGGACGCTCACATGGATGACGTTTTTTATATCGATAACTACTCAGCGGATCAGAAAAACGTCGAGTTTACCTTAACCGGGAAGTTTGACGTTTTAGGCGTTGATTTACCCGCACGCAGATACGCACGGAATTATTGTTCGTGGAAGTTTAAGTCCACGGAGTGCGGTTATGTGGGAGGAGAGCTAACGTGCAACAAAACGAAACAGCGTTGCAAACAGTTGGAGAATTACCATCGGTTCGGGGCGTTTCCGTCAGTGCCATCAAGACGGATTTACGTGATGTAGAGAAACGTATGGTTGAGAAATATCTCGGCGTTCCGTATCGGCACAGAGGACGGACAATGCACGGTCTTGATTGCTGGGGGTTTCTCAAGCTGGTGTACGCCGACCTTGGAGTTCGACTCTTTGATATTGAGGATCTGGAATACGGGAAGGTGTGGGGTTTGAGGGGGAAAGATTATTTTAAGGAGAATTACGCTTACGATTGGGAGAAGGTTACGGATCCCAGAACGCTTGATGGCGTTTTATTTGTTAACTCAAGAGGCATCGCCAATCATGCCGGGGTGGTTTTAAAGAGCAGACGGTTTATTCATTGTTGCCGTCAGGGTGTCGTGGTGTCACGGCTCGATGATGTTATGTGGGCTTCAAAAATAGAGGGATTTTACAGGTTAAGAGCATGGTCATAATTCGTAACATAGCCAATCCATTTAAGACTGAGGAAGCCGAAGTCCGGCAGTTCAAGTATTCCCGCCGCAAGAGCGTGCGGGATTATCTTGATGAGTCGGGTTTTGATTATCAGGACAAGCGGGTAATCGTCACAGGGAAACGCATTGAGGATTTATCCGTGCGGCTTGATAACGATGACGAGATCACGGTCATTCCGGAAGTGAAGGCTCCGGTTGTCGCCGTTGTGTCATGGATTATTTCCGCTGTCTGGGCGGCGGCTGTGGCGCATCCGTTCTTGTTCACGTTCTTTGTTTTATCAATGGGTTACTCCATTTATCAGTACATGAACCAGCCCAAGATGCCGGATTTTAATTTGGGATCGGGGACGGGCATGGATGAGGGATCGCCCACATACGGTTGGGACGGGGTTCAGACGGTTCAGGAAGTCGGCGTGCCAGTGGCTGTGGTTTACGGGAAGCATCGTGTCGGCGGTAATATCATCAATCAGTTTTTATGGGAGGACGGTGATAAACACTACCTTAATGTTTTACTCGCTATTTGCGAGGGCGAGATTGAGTCGGTAGAGGATATCGAGTTAAACAATAATCCCATAGCGAATTTTGACGGGGTTTCAGTGGAGAAGCGGTTTGGGATTAATTATCAGAGCATGATTCCCAATTTCGAGGATCTGCACAATGTTTACCCGGTCAACGCAAATCTCACGCAGAACAATCCATATATTTACACCACGATTGATTTGGATGTTGAGGCGTTTGAGATTCACCTTCGTCTTAATAACGGGCTGTATCAGCAGAATTCCGGATCGGGAGATATTCAGAGCTGGAGCGTGAATTACCGGGTTGAGTATAAGCTCCACTCGGAAAGCGTTTATATCGATTTGGGAGAGACCACTATTTCAGGGCAATCACGCACGAGCGTCAGGCGTGTGTTTCGTAAGTCGGGGCTCACCCCCGGACAATACGATATTCGCATCACCCGCACAAGCGAGGACAGTTCACTTCAACCAATGAAGCAGGGTGACCTCACGCTTTTTCAGATAGATGAGATTAAGACAGACGATTTGAGCTATCCAAATACAGCACTGATGGGGCTTCAACTCTTGGCTACGGATCAGCTGAGCGGCTCAACGCCGAATATAACGGCGATCGTTGAGGGTAAGAAGGTTTTAATTCCAGACGTGCGCAACGCAGGCGTGCCGGTGGATTGGGATGATTACTATTGGGATGGGAGTGATTATCGGCTGTTTTCTGATGACACGATTCTCTCATGGGATGGCTCAACATACGTTTTGCGGTATTCAGCGAATCCGGTTTGGTGTTTGCGTGATCTAGTGACGCACAAAAGGTACGGGCTTGGCGAGTTTATCGTGACGGACAATCTGGATAACGCATCACTTCTTGAAATGGCGCAATATTGCGAGGAGCGGGTTCCGGACGGCAAAGGTGGGTTTGAGAAACGATTCAGAATGGATGTGGTCATAGATAGTAATCACAAGGCGCTGGATATCCTGATTCAGCTTTGCGCAACTTTCAACGCCATGCCGGTGTATAGCGCAGGTGGATTGACCTTTAAGATCGACAAGCCCACGCTTCCCACTCAGTTATTTGGTATGGGCAATATTGTCAAAGATTCTTTCGCTCAGAGCTGGAAGACGATGAAGGAAGTGCCGAACGTGATCGAGGTTCAGTTCACGGACAAGGAGAAGAACTATCAGCAGGAAACAATCGCTTACATTGATGAGGAATCGTTGGCCGCAGGAGAGCCAATGCGAAAGAGCCAGATTCGGTTATTCACGACAGGAGCGAGTTACGCCATTCGTGCGGCACGATATGCCTTAAAGGTCGCTCGGTATATTAACCGCTCAGTCGCTTTTAAAGCTGGCATAGACGCTGTCGCTTGTCAGGCAGGCGACATTATATCTATCTCGCATGACGTTCCCCAGTGGGGTTTCTCTGGCAGGGTGCAAGAGGGCAGTTCAGCCACTGTTATTAAATTAGACCGGTCGATGGTTATTGAGGACGGCAAGTCCTACAAGATACAGATTCGGTTTGATGACGACACGATTGAGGAGAGGCTTATAACATCGCTGACCGGAACACATAGCGAGATCGCATGCGAGGCGTTTCCCGATGATCCGCAGGTGTTCGATGTCTACGCTATCGGGGAAATAAACAAGATAAAAAAAGACTTCAGGGTCGTTTCTGTTCAGCGAGAGGGCAAGCATGAGGTTCAGATATCAGCGCTTGAGTATAACGAGGCGGTGTATGACGATTCAGACATTATTTTACCGCAGAATAACTATTCGTCCTTATCAAGCGAAATTCCGACAGTCAACGCTCTTAGTCTGACGGAGTCGCTCGTTAAAAAAACAGACGGCACGATTGAGAACGCAATAGACGTTTGGTTTGAACGCCCGGCGTATGTGGATCATTACGTGAAATCGTACGCAAAGGCGAAGATTTATTTGAGTGACGACGGTGGTTTGAGCTGGCGTGCGAGGGGAGAAACAACCGGAACGCAGTTTCGCATTATTGGCGACATCGTTGACGGTCATACATATAAGGTCAGGGTCACTTCTCTTGACTCGATGAATGAGGAGAGTTCTCTGGCGACGGCACCCGAGAGCGAGATCACGGTCGTTGGTAAGTCAGCGCCGCCTTCTGATGTTCCATCATTCTTGGTTAACCGTAACAGGGACATGTTGTATTTCGGTTGGACGCCCATTCCTGATGTTGATGTTTGGGGTTATGAGATCAGGCGTGGACTTGATTGGGAGAGCGCAGAATTTATCACGCTTCAGCAGGGGACGCATTATCTCACCAAGGATGTTAAGCGAGGGATCGGCCAGCGGTATTGGATTAAGGCGATCGACACGTCCGGCAATTATTCCGTGAACGCAAAAGAGGCTGTTGTCACGATCACCGAGATTCCGTTCAGGAATATTATCGCTGAATATCAGGAGCAACCTTTGTGGGAAGGGTCAAAGGTCAATATTGAGAAAGTGGACGAATCAATTGTGATCTCGGATGGAGTTATGTCTGGGGCATATACCACGCCGGTTAGGGATTTCGGCTATGTGGCGAGTGTCTATATTGGGATTGACGTGATTGTTTCGACGTCTTTGGGTAGGAGG